AAATGCGTCTAACTCTAGCAACGTCAACGTCACTGCACCGGTCAACGTGCATGTGGCCAAGGCTGATCAAGCACCGGAAGCAACTGCGCGCGCGGTTGGTGGTGCGGTTAACCGTGGCGCACGCACAGCGGCGAAGCCGGGACGTATGCAAGCGAGTGCCGCAGCATGAGCGCTATCCTCTATAGCTCACGCATTGGACCGGTAGCGGTTGAAATCATTATCCGCGAAAGCCACACGTCGTCGCTTGGCATTACGCAGATCCCGATCGAGACAGGCGCAAAGATAACGGACCATGCGTTCAAAGAGCCCAAGCAGGTTGAGGTTGACTTTGCCGATGGTGGTGCAGCCGCAACGTGGGCAGCGCTTGTGCGCTTTCAGGAGCAGCGCGAGCCGTTCACGATGGTGACAGGTTTGTTCCAGTACAAGAATATGTTGATCAAGGATCTTACCGCAGAGCGTGATCAGGAAACGTTTCGCATTGTTAAAGGCACGGCGCTCTTGCAGGAAGTGCTCCTTGTTAAGACTGCGCACGCAGCCGGTGACAAGAAGGCAGACGGCAACGGCAAGCCAAAGGAGGACGGCAAAACGCCTGACCGCACGGAGCCCACAACGCCACGCGGCGATCAGCCTAGTGTGGCTGACAAACCGAACCAATCGGCTGCCCACGCGGCTGTATTCGGGCAGCAAGTGACTCCTGCCGGCACAAGTGCGGGTGGCACCGCAGGCAGTGGGCAAAGTGGCCAAGGACCAAGAGGTGATCAGTGATCGAATCGTGGCGCATCATTGACTCGGCGGACCAGCAATTCGGTGCAGTAATGAACCGGCACCGCGTGACTGTCCGCTTGCGCTACAATCCAACGAACAACCGTTGGTCCTTTGACCTTGCCATTGATGACATGCCGGTGCTGCATGGGCGCCGCGTGGTAACGGGTGTTGACTTGCTGCGTGCTTTTAATTTCGACATAGGTCTCATGTTCTGCCTGCCGGCAGGTGCAACCTATTACGAGCCGGGACGCGACGAACTCATTACAGGAGTGGTCAAGCTATACGCTTCAACCGTGGAGGACATGGTTGCGTTCTTAGCGGAGCCAGTCAATGCCTGAGCAACTGCAATATATCCGCAAGGTGCGGCTGGAGTGCAAAGGTGGTGGTGGCAACCTTAAGATCAACCACCATGACGAGAAGGATCAGACGAAGATAGAGTTCAGCGTTGAAAAGAGCATATCGTCAACGCAGAACACAGCCACCATTAAGATATGGAACCTGAAGGAAGCGTCACGCAATGCACTTGGCAAGGAGCTTGACGAGGTGACGCTGGAGGCAGGTTATCAGCCGCCGCAAGGTAGCGACAACATCGGCGTCATCTTTCAAGGCAACATACGTGACGTTGAGCATTCGCGCGACGGACCTGACATTATCACAACGTTCAGCAACGGTGACGGTGACAAAGGTGTGCGCAATGCCACCATCAGCAAAAGCTACAAGAAAGGTACGCCAGTCAAGGAAGTGGTTGACGACCTTAACAAGCAGCTTGAAAAAGAAGGTGTCAAGCGTGGCGAACAGAAGTTGCCGGAGAAGGTTGGTAACTTCCAGCGTCCTTATGCCGTGGTGGGCAGCGTGAAGCGTGAGATGGATACGCTGAGCCGTGGCAAAGGTTTCTACTGGTCGATCCAGAACAACACATGCGAGATCATACCGGGTGACGGGTTCATTGGTGGCATAATCCTGCTTAACGATGAGTCTGGCTTGGTGGGCACGCCAACCATTACTGACAATGGCGTGAAGGTTAAGGCGTTGCTCAATCCGGAGATCCGCCCTAACCGCCGTGTAAAGATTGAAAGCCAAACGCTGGAAATGAATTCTGCGAATGGCGAGTACCGTGTAAGCGAATGCACCTACGAAGGCGACAACCGTGACGGTGACTTCTTTGTGTCAATCGTTGGTGAAAGCATCAAGGGCGACAAGGTGGATGAAGGTAAGAAGAACGAGCCTGTAGAAAACACACCGGGCGCCAAGACTGACAGCGATCCTAACCCTGCACAGACGCAAGCCACAACACCGGGCGGACAACGAGGAGACACGTAATGGTCGGCCGCATGGGTAAGGCAACCAACTGGCCTGATGACATTGAGGAGCAGCGCTCCTTGGATGAACGGCAAAGCATGTGGGGCGAGATCCCCGGCAAGGTGGTTAGCTACGACGCCAAGGCGCAAACGGCAACAGTCAAGCCACTATTCAAGCCAATGCACAATGGCAAGCCGGTGGAGATGCCAGAGCTCTACGAGGTGCCTGTGCGTATGCAGCGTGCAGGTAAGGGCGCAATGACTTTTCCCGTTGCAGCCGGCGACAAGGTTACGCTGCGCCCGCAAATGCGCAGCATGGAAAACTATCACGAGAAGGACGAAGGCAACGCCAGCGACGCAAGGTCTTTTTCCGTGGCTGACATGGAAGCGCACATTGCGGGCGGTGAAAGCCTCAAAGACCCTATCAAGAACTACGACGATAAGAACGTACACATGCGCTTTGACGAGGAAGGTAAGTTCGGCATCCGTGGTAGTAAGGAAGGCAAGGTCAAGATCGAGGGCAGCCAAGGCAACATCTACGAACTCATTGCGCAGTTCATGGAGTTGGTTGCCAGTGATGAACTCATGATTAACTATGGTTCTTCCGCCGGCACCGGACACCGCCTTTATAACCGCGCACCGCTGATGGCAATCGCCGCAAAGATTAGGGCAATGGCGCTATGACGACAGCACGTAATCACGTGGGTCTTGGGATGAAGGCTAACCAATACAAGATCCATGACGTCTACCTTGACAGCACTAACAACCTTGTGCTTGCGCGCAAGGCGGAAGCCGTTGGGCAGCATGTGCGGCAGCGGCTCATGACGTACCTTTACGAGTGGTTCCTCGACACCAATGCCGGTGTGCCGTGGCTGGACGAGATCATGGCGCAGCAATACAATCCGGGCCTCGCTGAAGCCGTTGTGAAAAGCGAAGTGCTTGACACTGACGGTGTAACGGAGATCGTTACCTTCTCTGTTAACTTTAATCGTGAGCGGCGCGATCTTATGTATCGCGACATACAAATCAAGTCTGTCTACGAACAAGAGGTTAAGGTGCTATGAGCTATGGTGTGCAGCCAACCGGCTTTGTGCGCAAGAGCCTTAACACGGTCTTGCTTGAAATTGAAAACGCAATGCGCACGGAGTTTGGTCCTGACGTTATTCAAACGCCGCAAAGTCCGTTTGGACAAATCAACGGCTTGATGGCAGACCTCATCACGCAGTTGTGGGAAACCGCAGAGGACGTGTATCAGTCCTACGACATTGACCAAGCGGAAGGTACACGGCTTGACGGTCTTGCAACGTTGCGCCTTATGGATCGCGGATCACAAGAAACGGACATGGCGTTCCGTGGCGCCATCACCAACCAAGGACGCGCACGGGTTGACGTTGCTGACTTGAGCCGTGCGCTGAAGATGCTTGATGGTGTGGAGTTTGTGCAGGTATGGGTCCCCGGCAATTCCGACACGTCAACGGACATCCTGCCACCCGGTTATATCTGTGTCGCCATCATTGGTGGCGACTCGCATGAAATTGCAGAAGTGATGCGTCAGTATGTGGTGCCGGGGATTAGCACCTATGGCAACGAGACTGTCACTGCCGTGGTGGACGGTTACTGCCGCTCTATGCTTATCCTGCGCCCGATCCTAGTGCCGGTTGAACTTATCGTTGCGGTCAACTCCAGGCGCGACATCATGGGTTGCCCACCACCGAGTCTGCTAGCCATACGGGATGCGCTGTACATCGGGCTCTACAATACGTTGCGCAACGGTGACGACATTACGTATTACCGCGTGCGGCAGATCATTGAGTCCGCCTTTGCAAGCGTAGAAGTTAAAGGCTTCAACGGTAAGCGTGACAACGTGTGGATGGGCATCAACTCAGACGTTGTCATTGGCTTTGTGGAGTTGGCCACGATCGCGCAAGACAAGATCACCGTGCAGCTTGCACAAGAAAATATACCGGTGGAGGTGCTGCCGGAGCTTGAGTTAATTAATCCTGTGATGGTAGAACCATGATCCCTGTAACCTGCCCTGACAAAACGGCACTGGTCGAAACGGAAATAGATCGCGTCCTCACGCAGTACCGTGAGAGCACGTATTTCCTGTTCATGATCAGGACGTACCTTGGGCACGTTGCGGATGTGCTGAATGAAATCTGCATCATCCCACAGTTCTTTGACCTCTACGATGCAGTTGGTGATCAGTTAACGCTGCTAGGGCAGCGCTTGGGATGGCCACGCACGCATTGCGTATGCGCTACGCAGCCGGTGTTTGGCTTTGACTGCGATCCTGTTGTAACCACCACGCAGGAATTGATGCGCCCCATAGGCGGCTTTTGTGATGGTGCCGTAACGTGGGAAGACTGTGGTCCGTTCGGCCTCAGCGACATTACGCTTAACGACGATGAGCTATACCGCAAGTTCCTTATGGTGCGGCGGTATCAATACCTGTGCCTGTATGACATTGATTCGCTTAACGAGGCTGTGAAAATATTCTGGGGACCAACCGCAACCGTGCTGGATGCTGGCCATGGGCGCGTTGTGGTGGCACCGGGGCGCCCGCTGACGGCGGAAGAACGCGCAGTGCTGAGCCTGTATCCGCGCGTGCTGCCGGTTGCGCTTGGCATTAAGGTGCGCTTCCACTTTGATATGGTGCCGGTGTTTGGCATGGAAGAAGGTTGGCTTGGTTTCTGTCAGCCTTACGACTATGGTGCAGTTAACATCGTCACTGAATATGGTGCGCTGCTCGTTACGCAAACCGGGGCTGAAATCGTTACTGGTCTACTCGTCGAAGATCCGATCTGGATGTGCGAAGTGGACGTTGACCCTTATGACTGCAATGTGAGGCAAATCTGATGGCAGATTTTTCAACTCCCTTCGCGGAAGGCGGCGACCGCCGCTTCGCCTCGCCCACCGAGCAGCAAGAGGGTTTCCCTTGCGGACCGGCAGAGAGGGCACTGTTCAACGGTGAGCTGTACCGCTTGGAAGCGGAGCTTGGCGAGGTCATTGAGTTTGCCGGTATTACACCGTCGAATGACCGCATGACACAGGTGCGTGAAGCGATACAGGCACTGATCAATGCCGCAACCGGTGAAGGCGACACTAGCGATTACTTGCTGATGTCGCAGGCACGCGCACGCTTGCCGTTCTTTCCTGACGTGCTGAATGTGGATGGGCGCATCACTTGCCTGTCGCCTGCAACTGGCGTCGTCCGTATACCGGGCGGCGTCACCTTTCAGCATCGTGGCGTGTACCCAATCACAACCGTGCAAACGGATCTGACAACGTCGCTCAGCCAAACGTATCACCTGCGTTGGGACCCAACCAACGGATACAGGCTGCGCAACCTGACAGACGCTGTCTACAACGTGAACGGTGATCCGGAGAACTCCATCAAGTTCGATAGCAGTTATGACGACATGCTGATTGCGCGTGTTACCACTAATTCTTCCAATGTGGTGACCATCACGAACCTTGCCAACAAGGTGCGCATCGCAAGCGAGTTTACTGCACCACCAAAGAACTTTGACGGGACTTATCAAAACGGCAGGACGCTTACCCACACGATCAACAACTCGCGTGTCGGTGTGCCGACCCTTATGAACCAAACACCGCCCGGTAATAGCTACGACTCGGACTACTATCTGGTCGTGACAGGGAACGACCGCTATGCCTGCACCGTGTACAGTTGGACATGGCAGCATAACAATCCGGCGCCAAACAACATTCAAGCTCTTGGTTACACCTACACCGTGCTCGCGTAAGGAGAACGCGCAATGGCAACGACGCGCATTGATCAGCTTCCCTTAGCGACAGCGGAGAGCGGTCACGAACTGCCTGCGATGCTGAGCGGCGTTACCTACAAGGTCAGCGTTGCCAGCATCAAGGATAATGCCGTTAGCGGGTGGGCACAGATCTACGATCCGCAGAACATACATAACGACGCGTTCAATCTTGCCAACATGACCGGCACGATTGACGTGTCGAAGGTTGTCGGTGCAGTTAAGAAAGCCGGCGATACGATGACCGGCGCACTTAAGCTGCCGGCACCGGTTGCGCCGGAAGATGCAGTCAACAAGGCATACGTTGACAACACCGGTAGCACTGCCGCTATTGGTGAAGTCGCACCGGCGAGCCCAACGGACAATTCCTTTTGGTGGCAGAATTCGAGTGGTGCTCTCTTCATTCGTTATAAGGACGTTGATAGTGCGCAGTGGGTGCAGGTCAACACTCCAGGCATCGGCGAGGCGTTGGTTGATGCGCGTGCCTATGGGCGCATGAATGCAGCGTGGACGGAGGTCCTCAAGTATTCTGAGCTGACGACTGGCGGCACTGCGCTAACCATTTCGCGTCCGGGTGGTGTTGTCTTCAGCGGCACGAGCGGCGTTGCAATCCAAGGTTCCTCCGGTCTCAGTGTCAGCACTGCTATCAATGCGGCTTCCGGCAACTTCAGCGGTGCGCTCACGGTTGGCAGCACGCTTACCGCTAATTACATCGTCAATGCCAATAGTACCCTCAACGTTTACGGTGTTTTTAATTCCATGCTAGGTGGGCAACTTGGCGGTTATGGTTATGTGACCAACTGCAAGAGCGTCCTGCAATTTGATTGGGCTAGCAGTGGTGGTTATTTTCAATTTGTTTCTGGGTCTTCCGGTTGGCATTTCGGTTTGCCGAGCGTGGGATGGGGCACGTACAATCTAACGCCATCCAGCTATCGCCATCAGTTCGCCTTTTCCGGCACTTGTTATTATGCGTTTGACCCAAACTTCTTTTTCGCGCTTACAGGTTCGCCAACGCTTGGCCTATCGAACTATCGTTGGAGCACGATCTACACCACTGTCGCCGTCAACATCTCCTCCGATGCACGTTTGAAGAACAC